GAAACGACCCCGAAAAGATAAAAGACCACATGCTAGATTATAGAACAATCTAGGCTTGACAATATGAAATATAATGTATATAATATAGATATAAAATAAGGAACTGATATGGCAAATTTTGTAAAATTAGACGAAAGTAAATTTCCTAAAACTAAAGGAAAAAGAATTGATGGTATGCGTTTCTATGAGGTTGATGGCAAGGCGTTTCCGTCTATTACAACCGTATTAGGTGCTATACCAAAACCAGGTCTTGACGCATGGCGTAAGAATGTTGGTGAAGAGGCAGCCAAGTGGGAAATGAATAGAGCAGCTCGTAGAGGTTCTGCTACTCATACACTTGTTGAACAATATTTAAAAGGTGAAACACCATCTATTCGTGATGTATTGCCTTTAGGAATGTTTAGATTATTAAAACCTTACCTAGACCAAATAGATAACATACACGCATTAGAGAGAATAATGTATAGTCATAAATTGACTATTGCAGGTCAAGTTGATTGTATTGCAGAATACAATGGTAAACTATCCGTAATTGATTTCAAAACAGCAAACAAAGAAAGAGTAGATAGTTGGAATGAAAACTATTATATTCAATGTACTGCTTATGCAACAATGTATGAAGAACTATTTGACACACCCATAGAACAAATTGTTATTCTACAAGCAGGTGAAGATGGTTCATGTAAGGCATTCGTAAAAAACAAAGCTGACTACGAAGAAAAACTTGGCAAAGTAATACAAGACTTTTATAAATATTACGAAGAGAAGACAAAAGGCACCTTGAAGTCATAATGGTCTCTTAAAAAGGAGCAACCAATGTTAAAAAAAAACTTGTTGTTGGCCTTTTTGCTAACTTTTATACTAGTAACTAGTGTAGCTACAGCAGACCATAAGCCAACAACCGAATATGAAGGACTAGAATGGTCACAAATACCTGTTATTTGTGGTACAACAGACGCAGTAAACGAATATCTAGTACATAACGAGTTTGAATTACAAAATTTATCTGTAGGAAAAGAAAACGCCTCACCCGGTGGTCAAAGTGTTTATATGGTAAGTTACTTTATAAACAAAGAAAGAACTGAAACTATGGCTGTAATTACAGCACCATCAGCATTAGAAAGTTGTATGTTATTCAGGTCTTTTGAATTAATGTTTCCCGGTTTAATGTTATAGTCAACCACACTTTACATTTTTAAAAGGATGTGATACAATTATATTATGAACAGCAAAGAATTTAGTTTAATTATTGAAGGTGTGGTCAAAGACAAAAGACCAATCACTTACATGGACGCTATATTATGGTATTGTGAAGATAATCAAATAGAGGTCGAATCAGTAGGCCGTTTAATTTCAAAAGCACTAAAAGAAAAAATACAAGTAGAGGCATGTAAACAAAACCTAATTAAGGTTGAGGCTACAGGTAAATTACCAATATGAAAAAGTATAAAAACAAAATTGAAGATTTTTTTAAATGGGTCAAGGGTACTGAACTTGTTGAACTAGATGATATAGATGTAGCAGAGGATCCTGTTAGACCTGAATTGACTTTAGGTTTTAGAATTACACATGGTAGAAAAATATTTGGTCTAAAATATAATAATCAAATAGAGGCAATAGTTTGTGTTGCATTATGTCCTGAAGTACCATTTACTGTTAGAGAAATGGATTACATGTCGCAGGCTGCTAATCAAAACGGACACGGCGAAATAGTTGTGGCATACACCGTTTGGTCAAGAAAAAGAGGTGCAGGCAGAGAGATTATACAAAAATTAAGAGAGTGGGTAATAGAAAGAGATTTTAAAAGATTACTTACACTATCACCGTTAACACCTATGGCAACACATTTTCATATTAAGAATGGTGCTACACAGGTACATATAAATGAAGAAACACAAAATTTTGAATATAAATTATAACAAACCAAACCCTATGGCAAAAGAAGTTAGAACACCAAAGTATAAATCACAGGTGGTCAAACCTAAAAAAGGTAAGGGTAGTTATAAAAGAAATAAAGGTATATGATGTATGGCGGTTTTGATGTATTTAAAACATATTTGGCAGTTAAGAACCACTTTACTACCGATTATGATTATAACAAATATGGTGGTAGAGTTACGGCAAAGTTGGAAAGCTTTACTAAACGGCCTGATAGGTATTTCTTTCATAAGTTATCTAAAAGATATAATGAGCGAGATATACTGGATTTTTTTGTTAGTAATTTTGCTGTTGATGGTAATAAGTGGATTGGTAATGTATTAAACAATGAGGGTGCTGAAAATTATACCAAGTATAGAAAATATAAAGAGTCATTTGAGTACCATTTTAGGAACGATTGTGTGGCTATTCGCAATGATTTTGACAACAAGTCTATTCTTTTTGATGATGGCTTTAATGTACATAGCGGACAACATCCTAGAGTTTTACGATTACATATACAAAGGAAAATTCACATCCAGACCACCATCATACTTGACTCAATACTATCGTTTAGTAAGGTATGGAATAAAGAAATTAGCGAAAAAGTTGTATGGCCTAAAATCTCACATACGCTTGCCAAAATGAAACCATTTGTGTTATATAATCAAACACAGGCAAAATTGATTATGAAAGATGTATTTGTATGACAATAGAACCTATTAAAGAAAAGTTAGACGATAAGATATCAAAGTTAAATAGCACAAGAGTAATAAAAAAGATAACACCAAGATATGACCTATCATGGTATATAAAATGGACTGCTAGTGTATTTTTGATGATTGCAGTTTGTGTTAGAGCTTCTGACTTCAATCATATGTTTGATTTATATTTTAGTTTTATAGGTACAATAGGTTGGTTGATTGTAGGTTTTTTATGGCATGATAGAGCATTGATATTTTTAAATGCAATTTTATCAACAGTATTATTAATTGGCATATTAACAGAATTAACAAAGTGTGCTAGTTGTATGATACCGTTATGATAAAATATTTTGATGAAGAATGGCCAAAAGAAGAAGAGATATTAAATATTGGACTAAAAATGTCCAAACAAAATAAAGCAGACAGAAAAAAAATGAAAAGAGTATTTTGTATTGGCAATGGTGAAAGCAGACAAGGCTTTGACCTAGAAAAATTAAGACAACATGGTACGATATATGGTTGCAATGCTATATACAGAGATTTTATGCCAGATGTATTAACTGCTGTAGACCATGGTATCATGCATGAAATTTATCATGCTGGTATAGCACAAAAGATACCTTGTTATTTTAGAGATTGGACTAAAGTACCTGCTATGACTTATGAATCAATGTTATATGCTGGTGCAGATAAATTAGAGGCAGATGAACATTTAAAATATGTTTTAAAGTCAAATGAAAAAGGCGATAGTAAAGAATATGTAATGCATGGTTCTAATATTCAAGGCATAGTAAATATGATAAAAAGAGAACCAGATAAATTTAAAAAAGACATTATGTATTTGGAAAAGAAAGAAATTAATCATGCAACAATTAAAGTATCTTGGATAAAAGAACCTGATTATTCTGTATCATTGACCGATATAATGACAGAGAAAGATAAACCAAGAGACCATGGTTGGGCTTGTGGTGCAAGTGCAGGTTATGTAGCAATTCATAGAGAACAACCAGATGAAGTATATTTGATAGGTCACGACTTACATAGTGCAACAGACAAGGTCAATAATTTATACAAAGGTACAAAACATTATGTAGCACCAGAGAACGGTCCTACGCCTGGTATAAACTGGATAAACCAATGGTATACATTGGCAGATTGGAACCCTAATACAAAATTTATCAAAATTAACAGATATAATGACGGCCGTGATAAAGTAAATGGTCCGATAGATGAGTGGAAAGAACGAAAAAATATTACATATGCTGATTATTCCACGCTTGACAACCTAGCTTAAATGGTGTATATTAGTAAACAATATGCGTAAAGTAATCTTATTTGCAAGTAATTTTATCTGTCTGGCTGAACATAGTTTAAGTGGACTAAAGGCATGGGCAAGGAGGGTTATGGCCGAATGGCTGAAGACACCTTGTTTAGTTTCAAGTAGGGACCTATCTCTTATCAGATTGGACACTTCCTGGAAAATTGTGGGTAATCCAACAATCCCACGACAGACGCATATTTTTAATAAAGAGGAAATATAAAATGAATAAATGGGATATACAAGACTGGAAAATAAAACCACACACTTTTAAATTTAGAGAAGGTGATACAGACGAAATAGGTGGTTGTAGTTTTATCGGTGGTACATGGCAAGATAGAACAACAGATGAATTATTTAAAGGCAAAAGAATAGTAATGTTTAGTTTGCCAGGTGCATTTACACCGACATGTACAGGTGAAGAATTACCAAGTTATGAAAGAAACTATCAAAAGTTTAAAGATAACGGTATAGATGATGTGTATTGTATATCTGTAAATGACGCATTTGTAATGAATGCTTGGGCAAGAGATTTAAAAATTAAAGATGTTAAGATGATACCAGACGGCTGTGGAACATTTACTAGTAATATGGGAATGTTAGTTGCTAAACCAGCACAAGGTTTTGGTATGAGGTCTTGGCGTTATGCAGTAATTATCAATGATGGCAAAGTAGAAGCCATGTTTGAAGAACCAGGTTTCAACAACTTTTCAGATGATGATGACCCTTACGAGGTATCAACACCAGAAAATGTGATGAAATATTTAAATGAGTATGAACAACTTGTATAAATACTATATGAAGGCGATAATACAGCCTACACAAAGACAACGAATATTTAAAATATAGGAGAATAAATATGGACTTTGAATCGTTAAAAAGCTCGTCAAGTAATTTTGACGCAATAACAAAAGCTCTGGAAACAAAACTTTCACCAGAGGACCAATCAAACAAAAACAAATATCAAGACGACAGACTTTGGAAACCAGAGTTAGATAAAACTGGTAATGGCTATGCTGTTATTAGATTTTTACCAGCAGCTAATGGCGAAGAAATGCCATGGCAAAGAGTATGGTCACATGCCTTTCAAGACAAAGGTGGTTGGTATATTGAGAACTCACTTA